CTTAACGACGATGAAATCTTAGCGACCGTGGAAAACCCCGAAGATATATTCCACGAATTTTAACAACCATAGGAGGAAACTATGCCAAAAGATAACGAACCAAAAGTAGTGGAACTTGATGATTCAGGGCCTGGAGCTCAAATCACATTTCCAGAAGAAAAACAAGCAGAGGAGAAAGAATCAAATGAAACAATTATTGAAACTATTGAAGACGATAATAAGCCCGATAACACATCTGAGAAACCTGATGAGTCAGTGGATGTTCGAGATGAACAGAAGCAGGAACTTAAAGAAGGCGGCGAAGTTAAGGAAGAAGCTGTGGAGCAAGGGAATAATAAGCAATCAGATAACTCTAAAGCAGTTGAAGAGTATAGCGAAGGCGTTAAGAAAAGAATAGCCAAGTTAACTAAAAAAATGAGAGAAGCTGAAAGGCAAAAAGAAGAAGCCATTCAGTATGCTAGACGTGTTACAGCAGAAAAAAATGAGTTAGGTAAAACTGCTACAAGTTTAGATAAAAATTACACACAAGAGATGGAAGGAAGAATTGCTTCTTCTATTGCAGCAGCTCAATCAAAATTAGCTATTGCAAGAGAACAAGGTGATGCCAAAGCTGAAGTAGAAGCTTTAACTTCAATATCTCAATTGGGGTATGAACAAGGTAAACTTGCTGAAATTAAAAGTAGGCATGCTATGGAGGAAAAGGAAGCTAAAGCTAAACCAGTTCTTCCTACACAACCTGTTCAACAAACTCCACCACCAGATCCAAGAGCCGAAGAATGGGCTAGTAGAAATGAGTGGTTTGGTAAAGATAGCGCAATGACTTACACTGCGTTTGATTTACATAGAAAAATTACCGAAGAAGAGGGTTTAGATCCTCAATCTAACGAATACTATGCAGAAATTGATAAAAGAATAAGACTTGAATTTCCTCATAAATTTGGTAAGGTAGAAAACCAGACTAGCAAACCTACACAAAACGTTGCCTCTGCAACGCGTAGTTCAAAGGCCGGTCGCAAATCTGTGAGGCTCACATCATCACAGGTCGCAATAGCGAAAAAACTAGGTGTGCCATTAGAAGAGTATGCAAAACAATTAATCACGAAGGAGGTATAAGCATATGACAAATAAAAAACCAACTCGTGCGAGCCAAGTACAAAGTGATTCAACAAAAGTTAAATCACAGGCAGCAACGGCAAAACCGAAAACTGTTAACAAACCTTGGACTCCACCATCGTACTTAGATACGCCCAACGCGCCAAACGGATACCGACACAGATGGGTCAGGATTGAAACTTTGGGAGTTCCCGACACTAAGAACATACAAGGAAGATTAAGATCTGGGTATGAACTTGTAAGAGTCGATGAATATCCTAACGATGATTTCCCAGCTATCGCGGATGGCAAATACGCTGGAGTAATAGGTCACGGAGGCCTTGTGCTGACAAGGGTACCAGAAGAAATCGCGCGTCAACGAGAAGAGTATTATAGACAACAAGCTCAAGATCAAGTTGATGCAACTGATAACGATTTACTGAAGGAACAGGATAGAAGGATGCCTATCGATATTGATAGAACATCTCGTACCTTCGGTGGCAAACGATAGTTAGAAAAATTTAACGATCCAAACCAACGAAATATAACGTTAACCGTAAAACTGCGGATAGTAGTTTTACATAAGGAGAAACAATATGGCAAATGCGTCAACAGTTGGGTTTGGATTCAGACCCATTAAAAAAATTGCGCAGAATGATAACAATGCCGCTTTAAGTGAGTATTCAGTTGCTGCTTCCTCTGCTTTAATTTCACACGCATGTATGGTGAAATTAACTTCGGATGGTGTAGTACTGGCTGCTGGAAATACTGATGACCACAATCTCGGTACACTTAACGGTGTGTTTTACACTGACGCAACAAGCAATAAACCTACTTTCTCAAACTTTTCGCCTGCAAGTAACACTGCAACGGATATCGTAGCGTTCATCAATGATGACCCTATGCAAATGTTTGAGGTAATGTCTGCTGATACAGCTTTCAACCAAAACGAGGTTGGACACTGTGCAGACCAGGTAAACGATGTAGGAGTTACACCGTTGTTTATTTCGAAATCAAAAATTTCGGCAACAACGTCTGCTTCTATAGCACAACTAAAAATCTTGGGAGTTTCGAGAGATCCTGATCATTCTGATACTACTGAGGGCGGTTTCGCTCTTAGAGTTCAGATCAATGAGCATATCTTAGGAAACAACCGAGCAGGGGTATAAGGAGAATAAACTATGGCTATATCACGTAATCAACTAGTTAAAGAACTAGAGCCGGGTTTGAACGCCTTGTTCGGCCTGGAATATAAATCTTATGAGCAGCAATGGTCTGAGATTTACACAACTGAGTCATCTGACAGAGCTTTTGAAGAAGAAGTTATGTTGTCAGGTTTCGCACAAGCAAAAGTAAAACCAGAAGGTTCTGGCGTATCTTTTGACAATGCGCAAGAAACTTTCACAGCTAGATACACTAACGAGACAATTGCTCTCGCTTTTGCTATCACTGAGGAAGCTATTGAAGATAACCTGTACGACAGACTTGCTTCTAGATACACAAAAGCATTAGCAAGATCGATGGCGAGCACGAAAAATATTAAAGGAGCATCAACATTAAACAATGGAAATCCTGGTGGAACATTCACTTCAGGAGATGGTGTAACTTTATTCAACACAGCACACCCAACAATTGCTGGAACGTTCTCGAACACGCTTGCTACAGCGTCTGACTTAAACGAAACTTCATTAGAACAAGCATTGATCGATATCAACGCTTTCACTGATGAAAGAGGTTTAAAAATTGCAGCTAAAGGAGTAAAAATGATTATTCCTTCTGCTCTGCAGTTTGTCGCTGAGAGATTGATGAAATCTCAAGGTAGAACGTCAACAGCTGATAATGATATCAACGCAGTAAGATCAATGGGTATGATTCCTCAAGGATACAGAGTGAACAACTACCTAACTGATGCGGATGCGTTCTTTATCCTTACAGATGTGCCTAACGGTATGAAGCACTTTAACAGAGCTCCACTTACAACTAAGATGGAAGGGGACTTTGATACTGGCAATGTTAGATACAAAGCTAGAGAAAGATACGTATTTGGCGTATCTGACCCTAGAGGTATCTTCTCATCTCCAGGTGCTTAATCAGTAAGCAACTAAATATTTAATGGGGCCGGACACAATTCGGCCCCATTTTTTTTGCAACTTATGGAAACTATGGAAAAACCTTACAAAATCAAAATCAGAGCATATGGATACTGGACAGAATTTGATGTCAAAGCTATTAATGATGGCAAAGCATTAGAAGATGCGATAGTTGACAAACTAGGAAAAAATGATATAGTTTGGGACAAATCAGACTTTTATAGTCTGGCTAAAACATGGTTAACATACGAGGAGATTGTAAATGATTCAAGACCTTTACAAACAAAAAACGTCCTTGGAGTTGAACTGGCAACAAGAGCATAATATACACGGTAGATATACTCTTGATATGGTCAGAATTGATAGCAAGATAAGACAAGTTATCAATGAAATTAAGCATGAAGAAGCTAAGATTGCTACTAGAGAAAATGCAATTGCTGATTCGGCTCCACAAGTTTCAGTAGCTACTTAATAACAAGCTACATCGTTGGAATAAATCCACTCCACATTACAGGCTCTCTTGCACTCTACTCAAAATAAGAGTATAAGTTTTTCACTATACAATTAAATAGAATACTGACGCGTATAGTCGACGGCCTAGAGACAGTATTCGTAAACTAGGAGGATATGATTATGGCAATAACACGTTTTAGAGGACCAGTTCTGCAAGGTAAATTTAACGAAGCAGGTTTAACTGGGTTTAATCTAGAGAACAAACAAGCTAACTACACAGTAGCAAATGCAGATACTGGTAAAACTTTTACATCATCAACTGATGGTGTTGTATTTACTTTACCTGCAATCACTATCGGAAGAGTATTTACTTTTGTAAATACTGCGCAAGATGGAGCTAATACTTTAACGATTAGTCCAAATGCGAATGATGGTATTTTGTATGCTGGATCTTTAACAGACGACAAAGATCTTATTAATACAAAAACAACATCAAAAGTTGGTGACTTTGTAGTATGTGCATCTTTGAACTCAACAGCACATTGGACAGTTGTTGATGTACAAGGTGTATTTGCTAAAGAAGCATAATAAGTAATTAGTGTGGGCTTTGGCCCACACGAAATTTTAAGGAGAATAAAAATATGTCAAGTTCATTAACAACAGTTAAACAAACTATACCTTTAACTGCAGATGGTTTAGCGCAGAAGTATGTTAATACATCTGCAACTACTATTACTAAAGCTAGAATCATGAGTGTTTATGGTCAAGCAACAGCAGCGGATGCTGAAATAAAAATTTACGATGAAGCAGATAGTTCTAAGACAGCTTCTAAATTAGTATTTCACGGTAAATTCTCAACTGCTGAGAACCATGTGCATAATTTTGATATCGCAGGTCAAGGTATCAAATGTGATGCAGGTATGTATGTTGATTTAACTAATTGTGATTTTTGTACGATCATAGGCGCGTTTACATAATAGAGGTAGCCAATGGCAAATACTACTTCGGGTGCTTATACTTTTGATAAAACCTTTGCGATAGATGATATCATAGAGGATGCGTACGAGCGTATTGGTTTACAAGGTGTATCCGGTTATCAATTAAAAACTGCAAAAAGATCTCTTAATCTATTATTTTCAGAATGGGGTAATAGAGAAATACATTATTGGGAAGTTGCTAATCAAAACGTACCTTTAGTAAACGGCGTAAACACATATACATTTTTTAGAACTACAGCGGATGGAACGCAGACAAGCAGAGTAAGCACTACGTTATCGGCTAACATAGCTTCTACATCAGCAACAACGGGTATAACATTAACATCGATTTCTAACCTTCCTACAAACGGTTTATTGTTAGTAGGCACAGAACAAATAGCTTACACAGGTTTTTCATCTACAGAATTAACAGGCGTTGTTAGAGGAGCAAACGGAACAACGGCTGCTACTCACACAAGTGGAGATGCGGTAAATCAATTTGTAAGTGGTATGGATGATATTTTAGAAGCTAGTTATAGAAATGCTTCTAATGTTGATGCACCCTTAACAAAAAGAAGTAGATCACAGTATCAAGCTCTTGCTAATAAAACAGACACAGGAACACCAACTCAATATTTTGTAGAAAGATTTATTGATAGAGTTACGATGACTTTATATTTAACACCAGGAGCTTCAGAAGCTGGTCACCACATTAATTTTTATTATCAAAAAAGAATACAAGACGTTGGAGATGCATATACAAATGCGGCAGATGTGCCTTATAGATTTGCACCTTGTATGACTGCAGGTTTAGCATTTTATCTATCTCAAAAATATGCACCGCAAAGATCTCAAGAATTAAAACTTTATTACGAAGATGAATTAAAAAGAGCACTAGCAGAAGATGGCTCTGCATCTAGCACATTTATAGCGCCTAAAACATATTACCCGGGAACTTAACATGGCTGCTTACGCACAAGGTAGATACGCATTAGCTATATCAGACAGATCCGGTATGGCATTTCCCTATAATGAAATGGTTAGAGAATGGAATGGTGCATTTGTTCATTTTTCAGAATTTGAACCTAAACAACCACAGCTTGATCCTACGCCAATTAGTGCTGATCCGCAAGGTTTAGAAAGAGCAAGACCTTCAAGAGTAGCTTTACCAACACCAGCTGTTTTAAATCTTAACCCTATTGCAACAAACGGAACTACAACAGTAACTATTACTCAAGACAGACATAAAAGAAAAACAGGAGATTTTGTAAGACTAT